TTTTTATGCACCCTTTATAGGTATTTTTTTTATACTCTTTTTTTGCCTAGATTTTGCCCATGTATATCCTGTGGATAAGTAGGTCTTTTTCTGTGGATAAACCTGTGCATAACTGGACTTATACACATATCAGTTTTGGCGTGTGCGGGACGTTCTCTGTTAATACATACCCTAGCCATGGGTTTATTTTGCGCCTCATACGCGGCAAATCTGACAATTCTAGAGCTATTGGGCATTTTAAAAAGCCTTGTAATATTGGGCATATTTTAATCATATTATTTTTAATTGGTTGACAAAATATGTTGAAATATGCTAGGAAAATACCCTAAATAAAACTACTGGTTAAGTGTACAGTGGTGTCAATAACCCGACACAATGGGGTTTTCCATATGAGAGCGGTAGTACAAATGGGAATCATTCTCATTCATGATTTTCTGGTGCGTCACCAGCTCAAACCATAAACCAAATGCGAATACGAATGATTCTCATTCAGCGCCGTCACAGTACCTGTCAAAATATTGACAGTCAGATGCGAATGATTCTCATTTGCGTCACAGTACCCTTGAATGAGAATCATTCGCACTTAGATTCTCATCTGCAAGTGATAATGAGTCTCATTCGTAAGGCCAAGGGCCATGGGGGGGGGAAATATATAGTATATACCCCTCTTACAAATTTCCTAAATTTAAAGTTTGTCAACCCCCCGAGTAAATCTCCCAAATAAGTCGTATAAGAAGTATAAAAGATCTTATATATGGCATACTGCCGAGCAATATCCCCTGCATCCCTTTAGCTGTAAGGCTTTCAGCGAAATAAAGGTGGTGCAGGAAAGGCTTTAATAAAGAAATAGCTTGACATATAGAGAAACCGTGATACAATCCTAGCATAAAGGAGATAACATGTACTTAAAACCAGCTAGTCCTCGTATATTTAATGAAAGGATAAAAGGAATAAAGCTTCAGACTAAATACTTAGTCCTTTTTAATCGAATAACTAAAGAGAGTAGATGCTTTGATACCCATGATAACTGCTTTCAGTTAAGCCTTAGGGATATGGCTGGGATACTAGGTATTAATCATGCTTCTATCTCAAGGCTATTTAACTATCTTCGTTCTAAAGACCTGCTGAGGGCTGTAAAGGATATTGAAGATAAAGATAAATGGATGATTGATCCACGGTTCTACTGGAAACATATAGAGAATGAGTATAACTTCCATACCTGTATGTATATACAGGGTAGTCATGCAATGGCGTGGGGTTGGTTAAAGACCTGTAGGTCTGTTGAAGAGCTATTCGATCCAGAGACTGGGGATATGCTTGGATACTTTGATACACAGCTAGATAAAGCCTATGCTAAAAGCTACAGTAAGAGTGATAGGGATAAATACAGAGTCCCCCAGAAGGGATTTAAAGAGGAAGAGACAAATGACAAGACCAACTAGAAGTGCCCCTATCACATCAATAGATCAGATCTACCGAGAGGTAGCTATTAATGTAGAGAAGTTTGCCCCACCTTGCCCTCCCCAAGAGATTATCTATCGCTTAGGGGGCAAGACCAAAGAAGACCTTATCCAAGATATTGTCTTAACTCTAGTAGATAAAGATAACAATGTGAATATCCCCTTCTCATTCGATACTCTTACAGCAGCCTACGTCAGGAGTAGAGCCTTCTACTACCTCGTGGATGCTTCACGACGAGGAGCTAATAAGACTAAGACTATTAGTTTGGACGACCACGAGTGGGATGAGTTATCCACTTATGGAGATGATACAGACTCTATATTCTTTCAAGAAGTTATAGAGACTTTATCGGGACGACCTAGGCTCCTCCTCTCCTACCACATGCTGGGATACACCCATGCGGAAGTATCAAAGATCTTAAGCGGAGAGGGGTGGAGCATTGCCCCTGATACCGTTAAAGTGCAAGTATCTAAGATCAAGAGGCAGCTCAGAGATAACTTTGAGTATGAAGCTTCGTTATAGGCCCTATATCATTGGAGATTATTATGCCAGACTTAAATGAACAGCAGATGCTGTTTCTATCGTTATTATTTGATGCGGGTAGCCCATCTAGGGGAAACTCCTTACAATCTTGTATTGAAGCAGGATACTCTGCTACATACCATGCAAAGCTAGTCCGGACTCTTAAAGAAGAGATCCGAGACCGTACACATGACCAAGTAGCCTCCCTAGGCTCTAAAGCTATCATGGGGCTAGAAGCAGCTATGAATGAAGATGGGTCAGTCCCTAAGGGTGATATTCGCCTTAAGGCTTCTGAGAGCGTCTTAGATCGTATGGGAATAGCCAAGCAGCAGGCACTAGACATCACATCGAAAGATGAGTCCTTATCACCTTTGTTTATTCTACCAGCTAAAGCAGGATTAGATATTAACCCAGAGTATGATGACTATGATGAATCTGCAGACGACTCCGAATAAGTTAACCATCTTACAGATTAGTCCTAAGACGTTTGTAACTCAGATGTTTCATACTGAAGAGCGAGAGGACTATCGTAAGATCGTTGTATATATAGCAAAGAATACAAACCCCAGTATGCAGCTAGAGGATATCACTCAAGCTTTAGGATATCATATCCTTGATGACATTATTATAGAGTCAGGTCTAGAAGAAGAGATCTCAGATGATGTATTGATGGCAATCTATAATGGATACTGCAAGAAGACTTTGCCTTATGAATGAAGAGGGGCTTAAGGCTCTAGAGACAATAAACCCTTCTATACGAAAAGATTATAATAATCTATTAGTAGAAGAGTTGGTAATGAAAGTAGGAACCCCTCCTAGGGGATATAGGGTAGAGGGCAAGATGGCAATCCCTATCCCCGAAATACTATCCTTACTCGTACAAGAGATGTATGAAGTACGCTTCCGTAAGTCTAGATCGTTACGGGCATCCTTAGATGTAATGAAGCCTACCTTCGACTTAAACGCTACAGCCATACCTTCGGTCCAAGGCATAAGTAAAATTTTTACGGGCCTTGAAAAGAAGCTTGGATTACTAACTGAAGAGGCTGTAAAAGTTACACGAGCCTCTGTAGTAGCTGGGCTAAAAGAAGCAGGACGATTAGGATCGAATACAGAAGTTAAAGCAGAGTACGATCGTCAAAAGTTTGCTGAAGGTAAGAAAGAACTAGAGGACCTTCGTAAAGAAGAGTTCCGTATACAAAAGAAAGTAACGGCACATGCTAAGAGAGCAGGTGTTGATGGGAAAGAATTAAAGAGGGCTGTAAATAAAAAGAAGACTAGAGATACTAAATCTCAAGCCCCTACCCCCGGAGTAGATAAGTACCTAACGGCCTTATCTCAGAAAGAATCATCAGAGATTCTTACAGAGTATTATGAACAGGCTATGGAAGAGGCAGCTAACTCTTCAAGAAAAATTGCATTCCTTCCTACACCTAAGCAGTATGACTTTATATCTGCTAACGAAGATATCGTCTTATATGGTGGGGCGGCTGGTGGTGGAAAGAGTTACGCATTACTATTTGATGCAGTCCGGTACGCCCACATAAAAGGGTATCGAGGAATACTGATACGAAGAACAATGCCAGAGTTACGAGAGCTAATAGATATTAGTCGAGAGTTGTATCCACAGATGTTTAAAGGGTGCAAGTATCATACACAAGAAAAGACTTGGAGGTTTGCGTCAGGAGCCATATTAGAGTTCGGATTCCTAGACAGCCCTTCAGATAAATATCAGTATCAAGGCAAGCAGTATGCATGGATTGGCTTTGATGAGCTAGGGCTACAAGAAACCCCAGAAGGGTTTGACTACCTAAAGTCTCGTCTTCGTACAACCCTACCAATTAAACCTGCTATACGATGTACAGCTAACCCCGGATCTCTGTGGGTAAAGGAAAGGTTTATTGACCCAGCCCCAGCTAATACTACATACCGAGACTCAGTAGGATTAACATATAGATTCATACCAAGTCTAGTATCAGACAACCCCTACATCTATCAAAAAGGTGAAGGGCAGTATGTTAAGATGCTTAAGTCTATGAGTAATGTAGAAAAGAGACAATTACTTTATGGGGATTGGACAGTCAGTGATGATTCAGCATTCCCTGAGTTTAGTATATCAACTCATGTAATAGATGGAGCAGAGTTTGTTCCCAAGCACTGGTCACGTTTCTGTGGTGTAGACTATGGTTACTCAGACCAGTCGGCTGCAGTCTGGGGTGCAGTTAACCCAGCTAATGGTCAGATTGTTATATACAAAGAGTTTGCACAGTCAGGGCTAGTAGGAGACTCCTTTGCAAGAATTATTTTAAACGAGGAGTCTGAGGAACTTGTCAATGTGGATCATGTTGTCGATTGGTCTGTATGGAATAAGACAGGACATATTGGACCTACCATCGGTGAGTCTATGCAAAGAGCAGGACTTAGAATGCGTAGAGCTGATAAAAACAGAGAAGGGGGTAAAGTTCAAATACATAGCCGACTTCGGCTTTTAGATGATGAGGAAACTCCGGGATTAGTTATACTAGAGTCATGCCCTAAGCTAATTAAAGAAATTCAATCCTTACGTCGTCACCCTGATAAAGAAGATATTAAACAGACCCGTATGAACGGAAACCACAACGACCTGTATGATGCTCTGCGCTATGCGATTATGTCGCGTCCCCGCCAGCAGACAACTGACCAGATCTTATCTTTAACCAAGCAGAAGAATGCTTGGGGACACATCAATGAGATGTTTTCATAAGGCGCAACGCCTATCCATAAATAATTAGGAGTTACTATGCCAGTTGAAAAAAAGCCATTATCGGCCATCACGAGTCCGGGAGAGCTAGCTAAAGAAATGCTAGCTAGATCTGATATCAACTTCGACGAAGATGATGCAGTAGAAAGAGAATTTATGATTTCAGGACTTGCTGCTAAAGTAGATAGCAAAGTCCAAGAAGCGGTATCTGCCCGTGGAGAAATGGAGTCCCAGTGGTTTAAGAATATACAAGCTTTCCGTGCTGAAGATATTAGTGGAAATGAACTACGGTCTGAAACAGAACTGTCTAAGATATATTTACGAACAACCACAGTAAAGACTCGTGCAGCGTTTGCACAATTAACAGAAGCGGTACTAAGTGATACCCGTTTTCCTATTGAAATAACTAGCTTTGAAGCGCCTGAAGGTGCATCTAAGTTTGCACACTTAGGAGAAGAACAGATAACTCCAGAAGAAGCTCCAGAAGAAAAGCCAGAAACACAAGAAGACTTTGGCCTAATGGATGCTCTAGATATGGGCTTTGAGGGAGATGGTCGAGACCTAGCTCCGGGGGCCTCTATAGCAGATATTAAATTCTTAGGAGGATTAGAAGGAGATGAGGAGCCTCAAGGTATTGTTGAAGGCCCAGCACGAGCTGGACAACCTCAGATAAGCCCTTCTAAAGAAGCTGCTCGTAAGATGGATAACTTAATCCAAGATCAGCTAACATCTTCTAAAGCTCGTATTGAATTTCGTAAGACCTTATTTGAGATGTGTCTACTAGGTGTAGGTGCAATGAAAGGTCCTTTCAATGTTACCAAGAGATCACACAATTGGCAACGCAATGAAGAAACTCAAGAGATGGAGTATGTACCTTTTGAGCGTCGTGCTCCAGAGACTAGCTTTGTATCTATGTGGAACTTATATGTAGATCCCTCTGCTGAGTATGTAGAAGATGCTGAATGGGTAGCTGAAAAACACCCCATGACTTATCGTAAACTATCTGCACTAAAGCGTAGACCTCATTTTGACAAAGAGGCTATTGATGAAATCCTTGCGGCTGGATCTAACTACACACAAAGTAATTATGAATCACAGCTACGGTCTAACACTTCTGCAGATGAGTCTAAAGACCTATTTGAGGTCTGGGAGTATTGGGGATACATGCCTGTTGATGAAGTTCGTGAGCATGGACTAGAAGTTCCAGAGATGGCAGAGGATATGGTCCAAGTTAACCTATGGTACTCTAACTCTAAAGTTATCCGCTTAACACTAAACCCCTTTTTACCAGCAAAAATACCATACTACATCACACCATATGAAGAAAAGCCTTATCAGTTGAATGGTACAGGTGTTCCAGAGGCTATGGAAGACTCACAGTCAATGATTAATGGCTTTGCTCGTATGGCAGTAGAGAATGCGGCCCTAGCTGGCAACTTAGTATTTGATGTAGACGAAAGTTCTCTTGTTCAGGGAGAAGATATGTCTATTTACCCCGGAAAAATCTTTAAACGTATGGCAGGGAGTACAGGACAAGCAGTCCACGGTATAAACTTCCCCAATACAGCTCCCGGAAACCTACAAATGATGCAAAGTTTCCGTCAACATGCTGATGAAGCTACCGGAATACCCTCAATTGCTCATGGGCAGACAGGTGTACAGGGGTATGGACGTACATCTAGTGGCATGTCTATGCTATTAAACAACTCTAGCTTAAATATTAAGACAGTTATCCGAAATATTGACGATTATTTGTTAAGACCTTTAGGTGAAGCCTATTTTAACTGGAATATGCAGTTTAATTCAGAAGATATGCCTGAAGTAGTAGGAGGATTAGAGGTTGTAGCTAAAGGAAGTAGCTCTCTACAGATGAAAGAGGTTAGATCTCAAAGATTACAGACTTTCTTGCAAATCTCTGCTAATCCCGGACTAGCTCCCCTAGTTAGATTCCCTACGGTACTTAAAGAGCTAGCAATATCTATGGATATTGACCCAGATGAAATACTTAATAACCCAGAAGAGGCTCAAATATATGCAGCCTTAATGGGTCAACAAGCTATGCAACAGCCTCAAGGAGGCCCCGGAGCACCACCACCAGCAGGTGGAGAAGCAGCCCCTCTTCCCGGAACACAAGGCTTTACAGGCAATAACCTTTCCTCAGGTGGCGCGTTAGAGGTAGGTAATGCAGCAGAGGGCGTATAGGATGAACATCCTTAAGCTTTCTAACTTAGTATTCGGACCTGACTGGGATGTATTTAAAGAATACATCCATGTAGAGCATGATAAAATGGTGAAAGCCTTAATCAATACTACAAATCAGGACGATTCTATGCGCTTCCGTGGAGAAATCAGAAGACTCGAATCTCTGCTAAAACTGCCGGAAGTTTTGCAAAACACTAGGAAGGCATCTCGCTAACCCCTAGTGTATAAACCCTTACAACTCTGTGAAGGAGACCTTTTTGGCACCTCACACATTACAGACTTAAGGAGTTATTTTTATGACTAGTCTTATCGCAAAACCTTATACCAAACTTGACCAAGAATCTATTGATGAAAAGGTCGTTGACATCGTTGAAGAAAATGCAGAACTAGAAGCAGGAGTCGAGTCCAGCTCTAGTACACTAGCAGGAGATTCTAGCGGTACTCAAAAGCAAGGTGTAGATTGGGAAAAGCGTTACCGGGATTTACAATCGTATTCTGACAAACAGTTAAACACTCTTCGTCAGGACTTAGAAACATCGCAACAGTCTAAAGTATCTTTATCTTCACCAGAAGAAATCGCTGACTTTATGGAACGCAACCCTGACCAGTACCGTATGATGCAAACCATTGCACGGGAAGCAGGAGCCTCCGTAGCAGCTCCTCTATCCTCCAAGTTGGATGATATTGAGACAGATACTAATCAGGCTAAGGCGATTAAAGCTAAAACTCAGATTATTAAAGCTCACCCTGACTTCGACCAAGTTGTGAACTCAGATGAGTTTCACGAATGGGCTCAAGCACAGACGCAAGAAGTACAACGGTGGGTTTATGATAACCCCAATGATGCCGACCTAGCTATCACTGCTCTTGACCTATATAAGGTAAAGACTGGCGTTAAAAATGATACCAAATCTAAAAAGACTTCTGAATCTGCGGCTGATGCCGTGGGTACTGGCGGTTCTCCAGATGTATCAGGCGGTAAGAAAATTTGGAAAGCAAGTACAATCAAAAGTCTCCATCCTAAAAAGTATGAAAAGCTAAAGAATGAAATAGATCTCGCATTCAACGAAGGTAGGG